GGTACGTATAGAGAGATCACTCCAACTGGAGATGAGACAAGTGTTATTGTTGGTAATGATTTTCAGGTTGTTGTTAAGAATCAAAATGTAAATGTGATTGGTAATTGCAATCTCACCGTTGATTCCAACTGCTCCACATACATTAAAGGTAATTGGAATATTCAGGTCGATGGTAATGTGATCGAACACATTGGTGGAACTCTACTACAAACAACAGGCGGAACTTGTACAGAAGCATATGGTGGTAATCAAGTAACAACTGCTCCAAATATCTTCCTTAATTAGAATATCATCCATACATAAAAGATATAAATAGTACATAATGCTTAATAACTTTTCAGATAACGTCAATAATTCCAGAGCTGCAAGCAAAAGAATTTATTCTGATATACCGATGAATCTCACCATTCATCCAAATACAAAAGATTTGACCGTAGTTAAAGATATTGATGCTGTAAAAATATCTGTTAAGAATTTAGTAATGACTAACTTTATGGAAAGACCATTTCAGCCCACACTTGGAAGTGGTGTGACAGGTCTTTTATTCGAGAATAATGATGCCTTCACTAAGGAGTCTATAAAAGATGAAATATATAGAGTTATTAAAGAACACGAAAGCAGAGCAAATGGAGTTCAAGTTGAAGTTATAGATAATTCTGACCGCAATGCATATACAATAAATATAAAATTCAATGTTATCTTCTCTCAACAAAGACAAGAGACTGAATTTTACCTAGAAAGAATAAGATAAATGGCTACACAATTTAATGTAACAGAACTAGATTTTGATAAGATCAAAGAAAATTTGATCACTCACTTTCAATCTCTACCCAATTCAAAATATCAAGATTATGATTTCGAGGGGTCGGGTCTTAATACATTAATGGATATACTGGCATATAATACGCACTACAATGCTATTCATGCTCATACTGCGATCAATGAATCATTTCTCGATTCTGCACAATTAAGACAGAATGTTGTCGCAAGAGCAAAGTTGCTTTCTTATATTCCAAAAAGTATTTTATCTCCTTATTGTGTATTAGATATAGTCATTCCTGGTTCCGCTAACGATAATGCATCTGCTTTCACTATTCCTGCATTATCAAAGGTCACCTCGAAAATTGATGGAAAAACATTTTCTTTCATAACAATAGATGATCACGAAGCAACTTTAGATGTTAATAATGAATATGCATTTACTGGAGTTAAATTCTACGAAGGTGTTCTCAAAGCACAGAGATTCGTTGTTAGAGAACACATTGAAAGTAATCAACAATATATTCTAAAAGATCGCACCGCCGATATTTCTACATTGAAGGTCAAATTATTTGATAATGATAATACAAATAATTACAATGTCTATTCTAGATTTACATCATTCAGTTCACTCGCGGCAACCAGTAACATCTATTTCATAAGCGAGACTTCAGATGGAAATCACCAAATTGAGTTCGGTAACAATGTCTATGGAAAAGAACCTCTTGGTCAGAATATAATTGAACTTGAATATATAAGCACTTCGGGTGATGCCGCGAATAATGCAACTGTCTTCACATGGGCGACAAGTGGTATCACACCCAAATCTATTACACTCAATAAAAAATCTACGGGTGGTGCTCAGAGAGAATCAATTGAATCTGTTCGTTTCAATGCACCACTTACTTACATCGCGCAAGAGAGAGGAGTGACAGTTGATGATTATATGGCGCTGATTAATAGAGATTATGAGGCCGCTAATATTATTTCTGTTTGGGGCGGAGAAGATAATGTCCCACCTCGATACGGTGAAGTATTTGTTGCGGTTAAGCCACATAATGCAGAGACACTTACCTCTTCTCAAAAATTAGAATTAAAAAATTTATTGAAGGCTAAGAATGTTGCTTCGACATCAACAACCATTGTGGACCCAGAATATACTTACCTATATTTTGAAATTATATTCAAGTATAATTCTAATCGAACCACATTAAATAAATCTGAAATTCAGACACAAGTAAAAGATACATTGAGGACATTTAATTTAGATGAATTAGAAAAATTTAATGTTGTGTTTCGCCACTCAAATCTATTGAGTAAAATTGATCTGACCGATATATCTATTATAAGTTCATTGGCTAGAGTTTATGCTTATAAGAATCTTGATCTGGATGCAGTTAAAAATATATCCACAACATTTTCTTTTAATTTCCAGTTGGATGGTGAGGTTGATCAAGTTGATTCAATGTTGACAAGTGATGTTTTTAAACAAAGTGGATTCACTGTTAGAATAGGTGATGAGAGACTTAATTCAGATGAAAGAAGAATTTACACATACACACTTGATTCTCAAAGAAACGAAATCAAAGTTGATCCTAATATTGGAACCCTCACACCAGTGACAGGAGAAATTAATTTCACACCCATCTTCTCTGATACCAAACCCATAATAAAGATATACACATCTCCTTCTTCAAATGACCTTGTTGCTAAGAGAAATACATTATTACAGATAGATACAGATAAAACAATAGTTGTTGCAGATAAAGATACTGTATCTATATCAGGTCCGGCTGGGGCGCAAGATTATATAACCTACAATAGACAAGACTAATATGGATGTACCCATAGCAACAGCCCGCGGGGCAACCACAGAGCCGAATACTGTGAATAGTTTAATACCTGTTCACCTAAGAGAAGGCGCACAAAATTTCATTGATCTACTTGAAGATTATTACTCATATTTAAATACTGATGGTCTTCCATCACAAGAAATTAATAATATTAATGTAGAGCAGGACATTGATAAAACCTCTCTTCAATACCTAGATTCTATTCAAAGAGAAGTTGCTATGAATGTACCAAATGCTGTGGCATTTGATAGAGTATCTTTATATAAGAAAATAGTAAAATATTATTTAACAAAAGGTTCAAGAGATAGTATTTTAACATTCTTTAAGATTTTTTATGATGAAGCAGTTGTTGTTACTTATCCAAGGGAGCTCCTTTTCGCCCCATCTATGGGCAATTATGATACAGATAAAGAACTTTACTTAGATGATAAATCTTTTCCATCGGGTAAAGATAGGATTCAAGATAGTTACTTTTGGCAGAATTTCTCTTATGTTATAGAATCTGCTTTGCCTGTTGAAAACTGGAAAAGTAATTTTCTTAATCTTGTGCACCCTGCAGGTTTTAAATTCTTCGGGATCATTTCTATCTTAATGGTGAGAAGAAATAAATGGATTGGTCGACATATCAGATTTGATGATGTTACCAGAAAATATGTTTTAGATGATACATATGATCCAAAGATATATGATATGCCTTATCATACAAAAGATGTAAAAGATTTAGATTGGATGAGGAGTTTGGTACCGCCCGCACTTCTCACAACAGTAGATAGATATTCTTTCAATGAAGGATATCACTCTCCAACTTTCCAATATGGTCTGGTGCCGCTCGAGCTTATTATTAATATACTCATTATTGCCGAAATGGCAGAAGATAGATTTAATTTATTCGTTGAGGTTGTTCTTGGTTATGTTATAACAGAGCCAAGTAATCATTTTTTAAGGACACGAGATACTTATTTGCAAGATACAAAATTCTTAGACTCCGACGGCTTTGGTGAATTCAAAGATAAAAAAATCGGAGAGTCTTTAGATGATAATCTCTTGATGTCTCAAAGAATTCTTCATAATGTTTCTGCATTTGTTAAACAGGAGATCACCGTTTCTCAAGAAACAAGAAGGAGTATACTTAAAAGAGTTGAAGGTATCACACCAAGTAATACCACTAAAGATTTATATACTGAAGAATCCTATAATTCTAATTTAAATTTTGTCAGAAATGAACAGTGTTGGGCAAAGGATATTAAAGGCATCACATCTATATCCCCTTGGAATAGTGCAGGTGGTCGCCTGCGGGCAGGAGTAGCCATTTCACCTCGCCACGTAATTTTTATAGAGCACCTAGGATTTCACCCCAATGTAGGTGATACGTTATATTTTGTAACACGAAATAATGTTACAATATCAAGACAGATTGTGCAGCACAAAGATCATCCTGCAACCGGTTACGGCGCTGGCGATTTTGGTATAGGATTATTGGATACTCCATTGCCTGATGATATTGAATTTATGAAGGTTCTACCTCAAGATTCATACAATTATTTCCCAATGACTTCTCTTTCTAACAATGATTTTGCATGGGATCGTTTGCAACTTTCGCCCGACGCTGATAGGACATATTTATTTAATATCGATCAAGAAGAAAAGGCAAATATTAGATCGCTTCGGAAGATACAATGGAAAACTGGCGGGGGTGATGACCCAGACACTTATGATAATACATGGATGTACTACGGCGAGATGCATACAGAAGAAGATTTCTCCGGCGGTATTGCATCTTCCTCTGAATGGTACGAAACAGCGATAAGTGGTGACTCAGGTAATCCCATCATGATGGTTTTAAAGGGTGAAGCTGTTCTTGTTTCTATGTTTACATCCGCATCTCGCGGTCCATTCTTCGGTCAACAGAGAAACATCAATGACGTTAATTTATTAATAGAAGATGTCGATGCCCTTGAACACATTGACAATTCTGCAGATATCACTAGTTTTGTATATAATGTTACCGGGTATAATGAACAGGGTGAGCCCGTGCAGAGGTCTAATACTTTCACTAAAGCTGGTTTTGTGCTAAACGGCAGACCTGTTTATTTGGGTGAAGGTGCTTTAGACAGTATTGCCTGGGATGGAAACGAATGGATCGAATATGATGGTGGAGCCACCATGGGCTCGCCAAATGATAGCTTGGATACTGCTTATCCCTGGCAAATATCAAATGGTAAAGATTCTGCTGAAGGTTTTAAACAGTTCACACCACATCTTGTTTTTGGAACAGGACATAAATTAACACCATTTGATTTTACATCTGAAAATGAAGTTGAAGTTTTTACACCATCACAAATCAGAGAAATATCAAGGATAACCAGTGAAAATTTTGTTGTCTCGGGTGCTGGACTTACTGCCGCGAACGGAGTGTATGTTCGTAACGACGATAGTCCAGAATATGTCCCAGAATGGACACTTTACGATTCAGATGGAATTACCCCACTGTATAATATTAAGAGTTATACCACTCCAACGCGTATGACGGTCCTCATCTCGGCTGATAATTCCGATGTAATGTACATGAGTTTCGCAGAGGAAGACGATATAGTAGAATCTGGGTGGGGTGAAGTCAACGCCGCCTCACCTGCACCAACTGTTTCTCCAGTTGATGACATTGTAGAATATTCGGCATCTGAAATTTTAGAAATAACAAGTCCAGTAATACCAAGCGAGGGTGATGGAAGTATTGTTGTCTCGGGTGCTGGACTTACTGACGCGAACGGTATTTATACTAGACCAGCAGGACTTCTCTTGACTCTTCAATACGAACTGAAAGATAGCGGAGGAAATGTATTATATGAAATCCAACGCGGACCATTCTATGAATACTGGAGAATAGTTAGAAAGTCTGATTCAGAAGTAATATACGAGATTGATACATCGAATGCCTCGCCGACACAGACTACGCTGCCTCTAACAGG